ACATTGAATTTAGCACTTACTGTAGCAGCGTCTAAGACTGTAAATATTACTTCCTGCCCTACAGGATTAAGTGTGTATAAAGGGTGCTGTTCTATTGCTAATGCCATTATTTTTTATTTTGGTCTGTAAAATTCTGTTAAATAACTTCTTATGTCTAGTGTTAATATTTTAAGCATATCTTTTTCTAATTTTTTAAATTCTAATCCTAAAGGTTTTTGAAAGAAGCTTAAGCTTTTAATTCCTTCTCTTCTTATTTTCTTACTTATTAAAAAAGCAAACCCTGAAACAAATTGTCCTGTATCTTTTGACCTTCCTCTTTTAAATCCTTTAGGCTTTATACCTTTTCTTTTAATCCATTTAGACAATATATCAATAGGAGGGCCTTTAGTTGTATATCCTTTGCCCGGACTTTTAACCTTTTTGCCATCATAATTTATGTATGATTGTTTTACTTTATTTCCTGAAACTCCCTTGTCTAAGAATTGACCATACTCTGCCATATAGAATTTAGTAGAATATCCTCCTTCCTCTTTTGTTACTGTAAATCTAATTGAATTACCCAAAGATGTACTTCCTTTTTCTTTTTGTAATAAACCCCTAGATTCTTTGACTACTTGCTTTCCAAAGCTCTCTAAATATCTTTCTATGTTTTCAGTATTCATAAATCAAATGTTATTTTCCAACCTTTCCAACTTAACTGTATTGTAATATATCCAATTTTCCATTTCATTAATAACCTGCACCTTCTGATGTTACAGGAATATCGCAAGTGCTAAAGTCATTCTGAACTAAGACTCCAATATTAAAAACAAACCCACAACAAAGATTGTCAAACCTTTCTGAGAATGGTTCTAATGTAAATTGGTCTTGTGTAAAGTATATCGGCACATTAATATCATTTACACCTGCTAATGACTGTTGCTCTGAATGTCTAAGCATACCTATGAAGTCTGTTGCTATTTGTAAAGTTTCATTGAGTACATCTTGCTCGTTACTTAAAGTCTTGTAAAGCTTTGGGAAGTTAGCTGATGCGTTGTTTAAAGTCCAATTTTCTTTTTCTGAAACCATATCCATAATAAAGATTTGGAAGTTGTAAACAAGTTGGCTTTCTCCTGTAGTTACACTTGTTGGATTGAGGTGAAGCAATGGAAATTTCTGCATCTTCTCAAGATTGAGACTAAAAATATCCCCTACAGATGTTGTACTTATTTGCTCGTGGTATTCCCCTAATCTAAGTAAGGTGTTTACTACGTTATTGTATGTCTTATTTTTAACCATTTCTTTTTACTTTATTTTGTGAGTTCAAATCTGTTTCATAACTAAGCCAAGTCAAACACTCTAACAGACTCAAGTTTGTAATACTTTCTAATTTACTAATGTCCTCTCCACACAACCTGTGCATCACTCCGAACCATCCCCACTTACTTGCGAAGTCTTCACTAGCTACTGCGTCTTCGTTTCCTTCAGCCGCTCCATCAAATATAATGGCAAAATCTCGCTGAATACCTTCCCTAAATTGTAGAAAAAAAAAAGGGCAGACTGTACTTGTTCAGCTGACATCAGTTTCATCTCCTCTGCTCTGAGCCGAATATCTCCGTCATACGAGTCAATTATATAAATGTCGTTCTTCTTTAATTTGATAGGACGATAGAGGACGCTCATCAATTCAGGAAGTTGTTTATCTATTCCATTCTTAATGAACTGCTCAATGTCTGCGTATTCTCCTAAACTAATAGAATCTAAGTCAGGGTGGAATCCGTACTCAACACCATTAATCTCTATTATCCTTTTAAGCTTTGTATCTTGCTTTGCTTGAAGTTCTCCTATCTTACTCATTATAACTGCTACGTCTGATAAGGATAGTTCCTTAATTAACTTCTTAGGAATGTCAGAGAGTGCTGCTATTGTTTCTGTAGCTTCTTCAGTCTTTGTACCTGTTTCAAAGTCAATAAGTTGTAGCCAAGTAGACAATGTAACATCTGACCAACTGTTAATTAGACTGAACTCTTTTACTTTGCCTTCTTTTTTAATCTTTACTTTCATACACTATATAATAGAAATTTATTGTTTTTAGTTTACTGAACAAAATACCTACCTGCGTTTGGATTATCTAGGTGGTAAATAATGTTATAACGGATTCCGTCAATTGCGTGGTTGTAGTTATCTACATAAAGCTTCGAGCCTTTATCTGCATAGACATAATTGTTTAACTCTTTAGCAATGTTAGTTGATTCAGGACTTACAATAAGTTGATAGTCTTGCATACGAGTTATTCCACTTTCAATCGTTCCTTTCTTAACTGCTTTAATGTTTACTCCTAAGTGCTTGAGGTCTGCTATTAGTCTAGGCTCAGCTGAATCTGCTATGATTAATTTACTATCTACTTTGTCAAGTATTATCTTAGCAAGCTCTTGACTCTTTAATCCATTACGATACAGATGCTCCTTTAAATATATCTTCTTATGCTTCTTGTCTATTGCTACTTCAGTTAAAGAATCAGGGTCAATACTAAAACCGAAATCCATTCCACAAGAAGTCTGTAATTCATCAGGATTAAATTCTCCAATTGACCAATTCTCAAATACTACACCTTCTGCCTTTGCTAACCAACCTCCGAGAATCTTATGCTGATACTTTTTAAAGTTGTTATGCTTTATGCTCTTAATACGTTCTAGGAAGCTCTCTGAGAGATTAACTTCATTGTCTAGGTATGTACTATGTATGTAGCATACATTGTCTTTAACGCCATTAAAACCACCTTCAATTCCTTTGTCTTCAAAAAACCTCTTGTATATCCAATGTTCCTTAGTTACAGGATTCAATACTAATATGATTCTATTCTGTACTTTCTTTTCTCTTATACTTAAGTCAATTGTATCAAAGATGTTTTCGTCTACAAGTTCTTCAGCTTCATCAAGTACCCAAGTGCTTATACCTTGTAATGACTTTAGACTAGCAGTTTGATTTCCTGCTGAAGTCTTGATACCTCTAAATAGAATGTCAGATTTGTTTCCTAAGTTTATTACCTCCGCTTTGTTTACACTAAAAGTATTGTCATATCCAAGTAGACCTATCTTCTCTAAGAACTCAGGAATGATTGACAAGTGTGCTGATGTCATTGTGTAACGTGTGAATAGGACTCTAACATTCTTTGACATAGTTAAGAGCGTTAGAAAGACTGTAACTGCAAAAGACTTTCCAGAACCCCTACCTCCTGTTATAATAAAGTATCTAGCATCTGACTTAAATAGTGCTGTGTATTTGTCGCTAAGATTCAGAGCTTATAAAGTTTATTAAAGGTACATTAAGACTTTCATCATTAGTAGTTACATCAACTCTTTGTTGTGGTTTACCATAGAAGTATTCAAAGTATAACTTAACTGCCCATTGTTGTTTCTTCTCCATACCTTCTTGGAGAGCTTCCAAAGCAATACCACTCATTGGAGTTAAGTGTTCTATTAGCTTCTGCTCCTCTCCTTTACCTTTGCGACCTCCTTTGTTTCCTACTGTTCCCTTATTGTTTCGTCTTCCGTCTTCCATAGTATTTTATTTAGAATCAGTTTAAATTAGTTAACTGATGTAGTATATAATAGAAATTACTCGTATTCATTTGGTAGCATTAGTCTTATGCCTAAGTCAGTTATTGCCCATACTCTTATTTGTTCTGTATATACTTCAAACGCTTTTGTGTTTAAAGCTGTTGTACTTCCTATTTTATTTAATGCTATCTGGTTATCGTTAATACTTATCATTTCATATTCAGATAAGAACTTAGCTCTTAGTACATCGTGCATTTCATCAGGAAAATATCCTAGTTCTTCTGCTAGTCCTTGAACTATACATTTCCAATAGTAACTGTTCTGCATATTGCTACGAGTGTTTCTTTGTTTCTTTACGCTAACTATGTAATCGTTATCTAATTCCTTTAGGTAACTGAAAAGACTTTGCTTATCTCTATTGTCCTTTATCACGAACTTCATTAGTCAAAGGATTCATTGATTCCCCTTTCGCCTACTAGCTTTTCTTTTGCTCCTGCCCATAACTTATCTCTGTTCTTACTTAGACTAGGTTCTGTTCTTTGTAGTGTTGGTATCCCTTCTTTTGGTATGCTATCCATCCATAAACCGCACTCGCATTGAGCTTCCTTTGTTACCCATTCATCATCCCTATGCACTATTGTAGCTTTAGCTAGTTCTTTAGTATTTCCACATTCGCAAGTGTATAGTGTCATCTCTTTAGTTTATCAAGTTCAAACTCTAAATGATTAATTGCTTTCTGTATGCATTGAATTGGTGTTGCGTGTTTTCTTTCCGCTCTAAGTAAGTAAGTAACTGCTGTACCTACGTTGTAAGATAAATCAAAGTCTTCTATAACTTTACGAGCTTCAATTTTATATCGTTTGCCAATATAATAACTTGGTATTCTATTGTCTTTCATTTATCCTATCGTTTTCTAGTCCACCTGTTCGTGTTTCTACTTTATCCATATTCCAAAGGAACTTTTCTTTAGTTCTGTTTTTTATTCTTGATTCTATAATGCTCATAAGAATAACTATGCAGAAAAAGATTGATGTCAATATTCCTAGTATTGTAAATATTATCATTTTGTTAAAAGTTTTAAAAGTTGGCTGCTTGTATAAATTCTATCTTCGCCGCTATAGCATTCATATATGCAGGTAAAGTTGTCGTCTTTCCAAGTCCACAAAGCCCTGACATTCTTTTTGATATTATCTTTTAATATCCATTTAATTGTTTTGTATGTTCTTTTTTCTTCCATAGTTTAATATCCAAATTCTTTGCAGCGTTCATCTTGCTCTGTTAATTATATTTCTTTTAGTTCTTCTTTTATCATAATTCTAATGCCCTTATTAGTGAGTGGGTCTTTACTCTGTTTATTTTAATATTAATTTAATCTTTTGCCAAAATGTCATTTGTCTATAATCCCAATAGAAATTAATCGCTTGTGGTACTCCACTTTGGAAACAATGGATTTTAGTTGCCGCCTCTTCATAATGTTGTAAAGCATCTTTTCTTAAATCTTCTAATGGTGTTTGGTAAGTACGTTCTTTCATAATTCTATTCGCCCATTTTAGTGAGAGGGTCTTTACTCTTTATTTTAAATTTTCTTTATTTCTTTATAAAAGTTGGCTGAATCTTCTAAATCCTTTTTAATTTTTTCTTTTAAATACTTCCCCTCTTTTATGATAACAATAGCAAATAAAATTACTAATAATATTTGAACTGTTATGTATGATTTTATCACTATATCCATAATCTATCGCCTGTATTAGTTGAGAGGACTTTACTCTTTTAATTCTCTTTTAAAATAATACCAATAAGTTTCTGTTATTAGATTAGTTTCTTGTATTTTAATAACTCCTGTCATTTGCCATCCATCATTACCCATCATATTTAATTGTTCTTCAGTTGCATTTGAAGGGTAAAACTTTTCTATTGCGTATTCATATTTCATATCTATTCGCCTATATTAGTGAGAAGGACTTTACTCTTTGTTAATCTTATTCATATCAATTGCTAATCCTTTTGGTATTAATCCGAATACATCAAAGTGGTATTGTAATAATAATTTATAAAAAGCTAATGATATTTCTTCATTAATTATTGCTTGGTAACAATCTTTTTCCGAATTATAAAAACTCCAAGCCAACATATTGCCATCAAACCCTTTTAATTGCTTTGATAAATCAGATAAAGGTCTTAGTATTGGTTCGTATGTAGAGTAATCGCAATAATTATCATCTAAATGACGTCCTACCATAGTTTCTACTTTATAAACCAATTCAGATTTAGGATTATCTTTATTACACCTTTTCCATTGCAAATCATAAGGCAAATAAGGCGCTAAGTATTCTATTTTCATTTTCATAATCTATTCGCCTATATTAGTGAGCAGGGCTTTTCTCTTTGTTATTTAAATTATATATTTCGTTTGCTTTTTCTATTGCTCCAATTCTTGCGTGCGTTCTGGATTCATATTCGTTGAATAATGGAGAATCATCTGATGGTCTTAAAAACAAAGAATTTATTACGCATCCCTTTAGTATATGGAATCCTATTCTAAAACTTTTAACTCCATTTCCCCAATTTGGTATTTCGGTTACATAAATATCCACACTATCAAAGAAGTCTACATACACTCCGTATTGCATTGATGGAGTTATAAAACTATCTATATTATCTATTTCATTTAAAAACTTTAGTCTGTCTGAAAATTTAACCTTCAAAACATTAGCCAAATATCTCCAAAAATCTACTTTACATTTTCCTGTTAAATTCATATCTTTATTTATTTAGTGAGAAGGTTTTTACTCTGTTAGTTTAAATTCTTGATAGTCAGTAATTATAATACCACTATCTGCATTTAAACCTTCATACCAGTCTTTCTTATCAGAGTACCATTGTATAAATTCTTTTAATTCATTAATAAATATTTTCTCTTTAGTTTCTTTATCTAATATTCTCCACGTTACTATAACCAATGGAGTCCAAATATAACCCTTAATATAAATTCGTTTATAGATTCTTCTTAGCCTACCTCCTGACGCTCCGTTGTTCCAATTTTTAAAATTTAATGTAATTGTTTTCATAATTCTATTTCGCCTATAATTAGTGAGAGGGACTTTACTCTGTTAATTTTTTAATTCTATCTGATATTATTTTCTCAATTTCTTTTTCAGCTTCCTTCCTTAATTTCTTCTTCTTCTTTCTTGGGGAATTAGTGTAATTCGTTGGAATTAAACGACCCATTATGTCTATTGGTATTGTTATCTTCATTCTATTTTGTCTTTTAAAGTCGTGAATAAACAAGACATATTATATGCATTTACAT